ATGTTTTCTACAGATGTCATGAGTTCATGAAGTTAATTTTTTGTGCTGCGTTCATTCCAACAAGCTTTTCATTAAAAAATTTCCAAAATTCTTTATTAGCAGGTATTACCTGAATTAAGTCACATGCTGCCATATTAATACAACGATAATCTTGCATAAAAATATCCCATGTAATTACAAGATTCTTAGCAGTCGGATCAAATTTAGGCATTCTAATAGCGCGTTTATAGTTGAGCGCAAGTATTCCCTCAGTGCTACCTAGTAAAGATAGTGAGTTCGTGCACAACATACGCCTGGTAGCCGGTGCACCGGGCTTCGGTCGTTTGCGTAAAAACTTAATTTCTGCTACGTTGTTTAGCAGAAGACTTTTTATTGTGGACAGCGACGCTTTCATTTTCATCAGTTCTCATGGAACAAATACCGAAAATACGTTGCTCGTTAAGAAATATACCTCTCTTGAGAGTTCCGTATCCATCTACATCAAGATTAGCAACCGGTACACCCAAGTTATTAGGGAAACATACATAGTCATTAACCTTTGCGTGCTTGACATTAGGTCCTGCGAGGATTACTTGACCAATTCTCCATGCCTTCGTATCTGTATTAACAGGAACATGGAGTCCATTACGGATGATACTTGTACCATCTGTTGATTCATCCACAAACGTACAGAGAAGAATGTCATCAAGTACTTGTTTTAAATTATATCCATAGAAAACAGAATTAAAAGAATTCTTTGGAAGTGAAGAAAAGTCAATTAAGCTTTTCGGAACGGGACCTAGCATGTCAATATCGGCTACCATATACGTTTAATTAAGTTCTTTATTTAAAAAGGCAATATATTCTGTAATTTCTCGTTCAGAGAGTTCAAGATTACGTGCTAATGGCTTTATACTCTCATCTTGTTCCTTCTTATTTTCCTTTACTTTCTTTATATACGATATCTTCTTAAAAGGTACCTTTGGAAAAATTGCCATAAACAAACTATAAAGATCTTTCTTATTATCAAATACACCGAGATACTTGTTGAGTATATTAGAGTGCTTTGCTACAAGCGGAGAGTGCATACTCAACCAACGGTTAACAATGTATGGTTGAAACTCGGATTCCTGATCTACTGTAGTGAGTTTATCATTCTTCTTAAAGAAGAGGATATCACCTATAAAATCAAAAACTGTCATTAACTAATGACTTTTGTAGTAGCAAGAAAGATATCCTCTACCATTGCATAAAATAGCTCAATAACATCTTTCATGAATTGCTCGGCTTCTGTATTGCCAAGCTTAGTGGAGTAAGCAAATGCTGGTGCTCTTTTACCAGCCTCAATATTAATACCAGTATGACCCAGGGCGACGTTATTCTTTGAATACGTAATGCTCACACTACATTTACCTTTCATCTGAGTAACACCACCCTGGGTGTGTTCCTTATGGACAATAAGATCATCACCATCGACCTCGATAGGTGCTCTAAGGTATTTTGCACTTAGAATATTAGCAATCTGTGTATTCAATAAACGCTGGAACGATACAGCGCCAAAAGGATCGAGATTTGGGATCTCCCAACAGAAATTAATTGCATCGTCGCTATAGATGTAATCGGCATTAAGAATGTCCTCGTTATCAATCATGCCTTCAGCTTCTACCTTCATAGGAGCTCTAAATGCTACAATGTTACCGATCGGTAATGTATTCTTGCGAAAATGTTTATAAGCAAAGCGGGAGTGAATGAGATCACCGTCATAGATAGGCACATTAATAATCATATTACATATAATATAACATCAATAATTTAAGATTCAAGCATTATTAAGTATGTTTCTGCTTAGAGTTAATAATTTTTGTATCTCTTCCTTAATATGATATTTTGTACATGCATAGTCATAACATGCTTTTGTATTAAAGTTGTACTGTGTTATTGCAGATGCGAGTTCATCGATATTATTTGAGCAAAACCCTACTGCCGGATATTCTACAAGCTCCTGTACAGCACCATATGTTGAGCCTATTACGGGTGTTCCTTTTGATAGTGCTTCTATATTTGTTCTACCAAATGCTTCAGATGTTTTTGTAAGCATTGCAAAAAGTTTAGCGTTTTTGAATGCATCAATGTGTTCTTTACCTCGATGAAGGGCTCCTTTAAATTCAAAATTAGATATTGTTTTAGATAAATTAGTAAGCTCATATGCTAGGCTATCATCACCGGATCCATAAGCTATAAATTGCTCGGTAGGTAACCTCTTTGCTAATTCAATAAAGACATCAAGGCCTTTACCTTCATATCCCCATCCTAAACCTGCTACCCACAAGATATAATCTTGTTTATTTTCCTGAAAATCAAATTCTGAATCATCTAGGCCTACATGAAACCACGTACTACGCTCTTTTACACTAGCTATTGTATAATTGCTTGCAGCATCTTTAAACGTTAAATCATATATAAATTTTGAAATAAATCTATACGTTATATTATGGTGTGCTATAAATTTATGGTTTTCCCAGGGGCCAGAATCTTGCATTGTTGTTATAACAGGAATATTAAGATCTTTTAAAATGAGTGCAGACCAATGTCCAACAGACCAAATTATATCAGGCTTTATATCAGAAGCCTTAATAATGTCCATAGCAGCTGCAGCAAAATTTGTAGGGTATATATTTGATATATTCATAGGAATATATTCGGTTTCAATTATATTAAACCCGTATGTGTTGGTTAATTCTCTTTGCTCTGAGATCTTAGGAACAATAACAGTAAACGATACAGTATCTCTAAAATGTCTGTGTAGGCCTTTGCATAAATTTTCTATGGAAGCTTCGATACCGCCATACCCGGTGTTTGGAAACTGCTGATAATTACAGCTACCAATAATACATACTTTGAGTTTATCGTTCATATCTATTGATGATGTTATTCCAGTAATTTATAGATAGCATATCAGAGCCATCAGAAGGCAGATGATAATTATCTAAAAGCTCTTGAGTCAGGTCATTAAAATCATCAACTTGAATAATTGGGAGTTTCCAATCATTATATATGTAATTTTTTATTACAATCGGTATGCAACCTACATATAATGCTTCCCACGTACGGTGACAATCAATACCGTTACCCGGTGGTGATATTACAAATTTATGTTGTGACATTTTAGTAATATATTCATTAAACGGTACATTAGTATCGTGTGTAAATTTTATTTCTTTGTCTTTAAGAGTTGATATAATATTATTTCTAGATATATTTGTATTATTCCAATTGCAATATATATTACCTATCTTAGGTATTGACCTCAATGTGTTAATATTTTCCGCAAACCAGTTAGTCATATATTGCGGTTCATAATAAGGATCAGCATGCGTTTTAACTCCGAGAGGTAGTGCAATTAAATCGGTATGTACAACTGTTGGATTAATAGCATACCATTTTTTAATACAACTTGGTTTCTTATTCCATCGCTCAGCGTCAATTGGATAATCACTATGATGTGTTACTAAAATATATTCATTATTTGAATGTTTAATTTGATCAAACAAGTAATCAATAAAATCTGTTTTGCAAAAGATAGTAGCATTACGTGCTAGCAAATCCGGTGTTACGTACTTACCGTACGGTGGTATTACAGAAAAATGACAAATGCTTTCATAATTATATGCATTTAAAACATTTTTTATGTTGTACACGACATTATTCGAGTACTACTAATCCAGTACCGCTCCAGTGACCAAGATGTGTTAGATCATATTTTGGTTCATTAATTTTATTCCAAAAATCTTTCATTGGATCATTTAAGTGTATATCATCTAATAGAAGTAATCCCTTATAGTTTATACTTAAAAGATGATTATAGAAAATATTTTCATATGACCCATCGTGATCTACATCGAGAAAGATTATTGGTGATGTAATAAGATCAGAGTCTTGTGTTGAATCACCAAGATAGTACTCAACATTTTCAAGTACAGGATTTTGTGGTAATATTTTTATAATATCGTATGATTTAACTCTATTGGTTTTATTATACGCTAGCGATATTGCTGAGCGACACTCGTTTGTACCAATATCAAATATAATTTGGTTGTCTATAAATGTCGATATCATCATAAGCAGTTTGTAATGCTCACGACCGCTATGTGTTCTTAAATGATAGTACGACGAATCAAAATTAATAAGCTCATCAATATAAGATGTATCTAAATTATCTATATCGCTATTTTTTAGATTAGTTATTTTTTCAATTAATGTATTCATATTGTTGTAATTCCTGTACCG